CTCTTAACAATCATACACACCCACAGACTAACGGAAACGATCTTGGTGGTGGTACAAATACGAATCCACCTAACTAACGATGAGCATTTGCGATAAAAATAATCCACCCGAACGCTCTGATAAAGAGATTGAACTTTCGCGCTTAGAGCGAGATAAAGCGGAAAGTATAATAAGGGAAGAAGATTTAAACGCAACCGAAACTCCTGCGGTTGAGGTCGAGGCTGTTGTTACTGAAGATCAAAATGAGTTTAACAAACTTGCACGTATTCAAACTTCCATTGATGCTGTAACAACAGGAGAAAACGAATTTAATATTCCTGAAATTCAAAAGCAGGTTGAATCTGACGGACTTACGGTTGATGTTGATCAGCTTATCAGAATTGCAAACATTCAAAATGTTGCTTTTAATACCACGGGAGAAGGAGTAAATTTTAAAAGATTAAACAATCGTTCTGATTGTGGTAAAAGTATTGATAAGCTTTTAATTCAGCAATTAAAGAAGATGATAATGAAGATTATCAGAAATTCTAATAGTGCTGATGAGATTTTAGCTGCGCTTGCAAGTATACCAAAACTTGAATTTGAAATTGGAAACATTTTTGCTCTTGCAAAAGATGCTAAAAATAAATCATTGGCCGAGCTTTTAATTGATGCGCGTAACGTTGGGTTGCTGGAAAGAGTTGACATTATTAAAACCATTAGGGAAAAATTTGGTCCAGTGGTTTCAAATTTAAATAACATTATTGCCAACATTGATTCTTTTGATATTTGTAATATGCTGGATGTTACCGATGGAGGTATTGATCTTCCTACACTTTTACGGGTTGGTCCACGAGCTGCGGCAAGACATCCTGACCCAGGTGATTTAATTCGCATTAATACCAACAGGCAAAAAACAAAAGCTGACTTTATTGATCATACCAGTCGAGCAGGGGATTTAATTAACGGTGTGTACAGTTCAAACGATTTGGAATCCGATCCTTCATATGGCTCAATGCTAACTGCTTTAAACTCGTTTTATTACGGCGTTAAATCAGAAGTTATTACAAATGGTACAGAAGGCGTTGAAGAAAAGACCGAAAGGGAAATACAAAGAGTTGTTGATGCAAGACGAGATGAATGGTCAGGCGATATATTAAATGAATTTAGAGAAAGAAGCACAAACGTTTCAAACCTTTTAATTGCTGATGCGTCGGTTTTACAAGCTGATGCTGCACTTAGGAATGCTTAACAAAAAACAAATAAGGTGCGGTGTTAGTATATAAATAGAAATAAGTAATGAACAGCATTCTTTCAGACTTTAACAAACCCAATTATCAACCAACTGTTGTAGCAGGAAGTATTTTTAAAGATGTAAGCTTTACATTCATTCATCCTGTTACTGGTGATGTGGTTCCTGCCACAGATATTGATGCGGTGAAAAACAGTATTAAAAACATTGTGTTAACACCAATTGGTACTCGTCCGTTTTTCCCAGAATTTGGTACACGGGTCGGTGATCTTTTATTTGAACTTGCGGATAACTTTACTGCTTCTTTAATTAAAGATGAAATTGAAGAAGGTATTAAAAATTTTGAAAAAAGAATTTCAAATTTTCAGGTTCAAGTTACTGATGATCATGAAAGAAACGCTTACCGCGTTACAACAACTTTTCAAATGTCGTATGGCACCGACGTAGAATTTATTTTTCTTTTAACAAGAACACGATAAACTTATGGCAATCAATGGAGAACAGCTCGATGTTTCTGAATTAGACTTTGCACAGATTAAAGCAAATCTAATTGACTATTTTAAAAACAGCGAAACAGAATTTACAGATTGGGATTTTGAAGGTTCCAACCTTAACAATATTGTTGACCTGCTGGCATATAACACTCATTATAACGCAATGCTTGCGCACGTGGCTGTAAACGAAAGTTTTATTGATTCAGCCCAACTTAGAAGCAGTGTTGTTTCCGCGGCCAAATTACTGGGTTACGTTCCTCGTAGTTTTTCTGCGGCTCGTGTAGACATTGTTGGAACCATTGGTGCAGATGCTGATTCCGCAAGTACTTATGTAGTTCCTCGAGGAACACGATTAACAACAACTTATAACTCTGAAAACTATTCCTTTGTTGTTCTTGATGATATCACTACACTTCAAAAAACAACGGTTGGTGACTCACACTTTTATACCGTTGGCGAAGATGAACCTTTGATTGGATACGAAGGACGCCTTGTTACAACAACATTTGAAGCCAATGCAGTTGACACTGGTCAGCGTTACGAACTAGGCGATGAAGATGTTGATATAACTTCGCTTCGTGTTTTGGTTTATCCAACCGCAGCCAAGAGTGAAGGAACTGCAATACGGTATAATCAATTTGACACAATTGGTATTACTTCAGAATCCAAGATTTACTTTATTAATGAAAACAGTTCTGGTCGTTACGAGCTTACTTTTGGTAACGGTGTTTATGGTGACAAGCTTGACGCAGGTAACGTGATTGAAGTTCAATATCTTGTAACAAGTGGTGTTGGAGGAAATGATGTAAACACTGCCTTTAGTATTGCAGGTGATACCAGTGGTAACTTTCAGTCGGCAGGTACTTCCCTTTCAATTATGTGTGGGGCTAGGTCAAGCGGAGGAAGTAATAAAGAAACGGTTGATCATTTAAAGAGTAATGCAATTAATAGTTTCACAACTCAAAACCGAGCCGTTACTTCAGATGATTACAAGAATTTAATTCTTTCCAACTTTTCGTTTGTTCAAAGTGTTAGTGCTTGGGGTGGAGAAGATAATGATCCACCTATTTTTGGATCGGCACTTATTTCGGCAAAGCCTAATTCTTCTTATACGGAAAGTGTTATTTCTGAGGCTGATAAAACTGCCATTCTTGACTTTCTTGAATCTAAAAAGGTTCTTGCCATTACACCGCAAATTGTTGATCCTGAGTTTGCCGACATTGTAGTTGATGTTCTTGTTAAATACAACCCAAGCATTTCTTCTCTTAGTGCAACAGAACTGGCACTGGAAATTAAAAACAATGTTGTTATTCCTTTTGCACAAAATGATATCAACGGGTTTGATACAATCTTCAGGCATTCATTGTTTCAACGAAAAATTGATACACATCTTAATTCAATAATGAACTCTTTGGTTCGTGTTTTATTAAGTAAGAAAATTACCGTTCCTGCAGACGGAAGTATTTCAGATTTTACTATTAAGTTTGGCGCTGAACTGGTACCTGATGATGGTAAAACTCTTATCAATATCAGAACCAACCCTGTTCATAAACTTGGCGGCGAGCCAATTTATATTAAGGATGAAGCAACTGCTGATCCTTTTGTGCGAAATGTTTTCACATGTACAATTAATAATGGGACTGTAACACGCGTTGCTAACATCGGCCAAATTAATCTCAGCACAGGTATAATGGATTTAACCAATGTGTTTGCAGATGAAGAAACTGAAATAACCTTTATAGCCAATCCTAAAAGCAATGATATTGTTGGCAAAAGGAATTTGCTTTTAAACATTGATTTAGATAACTCAACCTTTTCGGCATTTCCAGATGAGATTGCACGAGGCGGTGGCAGTCGTTCAGTTGATTACAGCACCTTTAGTAAAGATCGTAGCACTTCAACGCTTGGTGATCCAAACACGAGCAGTAGTAGCAGCAGTACTAGTAGCAGCGGTAGTTCAACTTCTACTGGTGGGAGTTCATATTAGTAAAGATTGTAAATAAACAATATGGAGTTGAGCATAGCAACAGGTACCGCAACCGCGGTTGAAACACAGATGGTTGAATCGGTTTTACCCGAGCATTTTGAATCATCTGCACCAGAGCTGATAAAGTTATTAAAGGCATATTATCGCCATCTTAACACAGAGCTTAAACCTTCCTTTGAGCTGAATAACTTGATTCGTCAACACGACGTTGATACAGCAAGCACAAGGTATTTGGATGCGATTGAACGAATGATCGCGTCCGCAATTCCTAAAAGCAGATCCCTTGATCGTGTGAGACTGTATAAGATTATTGCTGATTACTATAATGCACGTGGATCTGAAGAAAGTATTTATGCCTTCTTTCGTATTTTCTACAATGAATTTATAACTTTGGTTTATCCAAAAGAAGTTTTGTTTACTGTGGCTGATATTGAAAAGGGAACTACTTCAACAGTAAATAAGATTCGTGATAGTTTCAAATATCAAGAATTTTCTTATGTTGTTAAATCTCAAGCTGACGAGGCGGATTGGCGAAATGAATACCTTAAGTTTGTTCACCCGGCTGGTCTTAAATTCTTTGTTGCGCTAACACTTGAAATCATTCAAGACAATGATTGGATTAAAGAAGCACTTGAGTTTTACTTGGATGTAACCAAGGTTGTTAAGCTTACTTCAGAACTTCCTACTGGTGCTAATGCTCCGGCAAACGGTACTCTTTATATTGTTACTGACGCCGACGATCTTGGAGGTAGCGTTACAAGATTTAATAACATCCCACGTGTGTATGAATATAAAACAAGTACATCACCTGAAGGCTGGGCTGAAACACAAGCTGTGGAAGCCTTTGCAGACTTTATTGACTGGGATACGTTTTTTGGCCGACACTCTCCGCTGCATCAATATTTAAATATTGCTTTTACGTTTTTAATTCAAGTACTAATGGGTGACGGAGGTTTTCACTACCTTATTCATACCAGATCTATTTTTGATAAAGAAGGAAAGGGTGGAGTTGATAGAGATTTACTTAAAGCATTTTTCAATAACTTTATTATTTGTTATTACGCAGTAAATCAAAATACTATTCAAACCGCATATCGAGATACGTGGAATAAAGATGGTAAGTTTATTGATAACGCAGGTTGGGGTGAGTTTGGAAACCTTTCAATATCTGAAGCTGATACCGAATATACAAAAGTTTCTGATGGTGCATTTAGATTTGCTTCTGCCTTTGAGCCGCTTGAAGATTCATCCGATCCGTTTCTAACATTTATTGATAGCAGCTTGATTATTGAAGACTTTAACGAGCCTGCCAACTCACCCATTACATACCTTCCTACGTATTTAAGTTCAACTGAATATAAGGAAGGTTGGGTTTCATTTATCTTTGACGCCGGCGACCCTAGT